TATGGTCGCAATCAAAAACCTGTATACCTGTCCTAACTGTGGAGAAGTATGGCCTATCAGCCAAGGCAAATGGTGCCACGATTGTCGCGTAGAAGGAGAACCCCTTGACGAACGAACAGACAACTGAACTTGAACCACCCCCATACCCAGTAGCTCTTGTCTACTGGGCTGACGCTTGTGGAGGCGACCCAGGTTGGCTAACCCTTGACGACGTAGATGATGACGGCGAAACACTTGTCCAATCAGTAGGGTTCCTAGTACCCACAGGCGATGCCGGAGCGAAGAAAGACCACATCACCCTGCTCCAAACCTTCCACGAGGGTGACGGCATAAACCTGTTTTATATACCTGTCGGAATGATGCGTAAAATAATCTTGCTGAACAGTTGACAATGACACACCTTGCGTGTACTCTGACCAATAGTTAAACAACAAGAAAGGGGAAACGCAATGGGATACCAGCGTTACCGAATACCAAAAGAACCACACGGCTCACAAGCTTGGCTCAACCAAAGATATATGGATGAGAAAGGCAACCGTAGAATCTCGGCCTCAGCAGCAGGAGCAATCTACGGAGTCCATCCGTTTGTAAAACAAGACCAGTACGCCGCAGAACTACTGTCTGGTGTAGCACCAACTCCTATCCAGCCGAACGCTGCAATGGAAACAGGCAACCGTCTTGAAGACACCATCATTCAATGGGCAGGCGACAGACTCGGTGTGAAGTTTGAAACACCAGACGAACTGTTTTGCTATGACGACGACAATGGTTGCCATCTCATCTCAACACTTGACGGTTGGAACGAAGAAACCAAACACGTTCTTGAAGTGAAAACAACAAGCCGTGAATTCTCAGGCACACTCCCTGACTATTGGCGTGTCCAAGGATTACAACAAGCCATCTGTTCCGGTGCAGAACGAGTCACGTGGGCCGTGTTTGACAACACACTACGCCTCACACTCATCGAACAAAGCCTGACCGATGATGAAATGGCTGAACATATCGAGGCATCAGCGAAATGGTTGAACGCCATTGAACTAGGTATGGACCCAGAAGGAGTTGTTTACAGTTACGAAACAATCACAACTCGCTACCAACAAACAGAATCATCAGCGATTGAAATACCTGAAACAGCAGCCGATTTGATTGCTCGATTGAAGCACGTCAAATCAGAACTGGCATCATACAAAGCGTTAGAAGACCAGTTGAAAGCAGAACTGTGCGACCTCATCGGGCCTAACGAAACAGCCACCATCAACGGTGATGTCGTAGCTACCTGGAAGGGATACAAGCGTGACTGGTTTGATTCCAAACGCTTCCAAGCAGAAAACCCTGACACATACGCACAGTACGTTAAGGCTTCATCAAGCAGAACATTGCGTCTAAAAGGAGAATGACAATGGAATACACAACAGACATCAACAAAATAACAAGCATCCAAAATCTCAAATACAACACACCGAGAAAGGTAATACCAGTGGAAACACAAAACAAAGAAAAAGAATTACGCAAAGTAATGACAGACTTTGCTGTACCAGACCCAAAGATTGTTGGCAAACTACCCAAAGGTGGAATCCAACTTGACTTCGTAGGACACGCAGACATTACGCGCATTCTTATTGAAGTAGACCCTTACTGGTCGTGGGAACCTTGCGGCTGGAACAATGGCCGCCCTGCAATCCACGTAGAAAACGGCATCGCAACAATGTGGGGATGGCTTACTATCCACGGCAAAGAAATGCTCGGTGTCGGCTCAGTCAAAGCAGACAAGATGGAACTTGACAAAGAACTTGTTGGTGACTTCCTTCGTAACGCCTCGATGCGTTTCGGTATCGCCCTGTCGCTATGGACTAAGCAGGAATGGGAAGACCTTGGTGGTAAACCAGCACCACAAAAGCAGGCGACAGGTCAGTATGCAAAGCCAAAACCAGCCAGCGCACCTGCACCAAAAGCAGAACCAACAGAAGACGATACTGACGGTCCACTCACAGCAGAACAAGTAGAAGCGTTCAACAAAGCTTGCAACAAAGAAGGCATCTCACCTGTGACTGTCTACAAAGTAGCCAAAGTAAAGTTTGGGTTCGGCAAACAATCTGACCTTGCCGCACTACGCGTCGCCTTCAAAGAATCTATTGCATCAAAGCCAGAGGAGGACTGATGCCTGCGAAAAGAACCATAGACACAACCAGTAACACACCAGGAACATTCTTCTTGGGTGTCCGGTTGTCACCAACACAACTAGAAGAACTTACGAAACTGGCAGAAGACAAAAACCTTTCACGGTCTGCTGTCGTGCGTGAACTAATCCGAAAGGCCAGCAACAATGTCGCCTGGTAAACAACGAGGAACATCATTTGAAACCCTCATCGTTCGATACTTACAAACCGTAGGATTTCCATATGCCGAGAGGCGAGCGTTACACGGCAACCTTGACAAGGGTGACGTAACAGGATGTGGACCGTTAGTGTTTGAATGTAAAGCTGCTAAACGGTTTGAACTGTCAGCTTGGCTACAAGAAACAGAAACAGAACGCATCAACGCCAACGCCGACTATGGGGTTCTCGTTGTGAAACGCCAAGGCCACGGCACAGGTAACGAGCAGTACGCCATTATGAGGTTTGAAGATATGGCGAAACTATTGAAGCAGGCAGGCTACTAATGGAACATCCATCATCTTGTTTCTGTGACGAATGTTTATGGCCGACAATGGTTCATATGAAAGAACTGTCTAAAACATTGTTTGAATGTTTGATGAACCGTATCTACTGCACCCATTCTGACAGGGTTGGTCCTCCGTCAAAACGTGAACGAAATATCATTGACCAATATCTAAAAATCCAAGGGGAACTAAATGGCACCGAGAATAATTCCAACTGAACACGGTATTGATATGTACCGTAAAATGAAATGCCGATGTGATGTATGTCGAACGGCTGCACGAGATATGAGGGCGAAGTATCGACCCTTATCAGACTCTAAAAAGATACGGCTAGACCCTCAACCTTTGATTGACAAGCTCATCGCTACCAACCAACTGTATGAGGTTCACCAAAGCAAATGGCAAGGGTGGCTTGAAAAAGGTATTGACATTTACTGGGCTGACTTTTGGTGTATCAAATTCGGGTATCACCCAGTAGAAATTTTCGGTAACGCGTTTTACCAGGGATGTTTCGATGAAGAAAGGGCAGCATAATGAGCGACGATTATAGGTCTAACGATTTGCAGATTAGTTTGGAACGGACAACTGAGGAGTTGAATCGTTTGAAACGGAAATCTGATGAGCAGTTCCGGCGTTATCTTGATTTGATGGATGACCGTGACAGGTGGCAGGAGATGGCGAAACAGCTTTCTGTTTATGCCCAGAAGCACGACCACGATTATTTCAGAACGTGCGATGTGTGCCGTTTGCTAACTAAGTTTGTGGGGATGCAACGCCGTGGGTGATTTCATTGTTCAAATTATTATGTTGAGTGCCGTGTTTTTATGTGGCGTTTTGATAGGAGAGAAAATCAAATGACCGATAAACCAGGGTTGCCGCTGCGCTGCATATGTGGCTACCAAAACAAAATCAACAAACTGAAATCAGATTTAGAGATAGCAGAACGTCGACTCACAGAACTTGGCAACAATCTTCAACACGCCATTACCCAGAACTACGAGTTGCGAAACAAGTTGGGCAGACCTAGTGGCGATAGGTAGTCAACCGGAAGTCGGCACCACCTTTGCAATGTGGAAAGATATGACCGAACAAAACAGGCAAGCCTGGTTCACCCATATCAGAACCAACTGGCAGCCCTACCTGATGGCAGGGTACGCCACATTGGTACACAACAAAGACAATCCCTACTACAAGGAGCGATGATGGAGATAGGTGGATACAACCCCAAGTTTGATTTCCAAACCGACCTGAGCTACGGCCACGAAGGGGAAGCCCAACTGATTGATTTCTTCAACGCTCTGAACAGGGCCACAGTGGAAGTCAAAGCCGATAGGTACCGTAACGGCAGGATGGCTGTTGAGACGCAACAGAAGCCGTCTGGTGGGGTCTGGAAGGACTCTGGAATCAACGTCACAGAGGCAGAATGGTGGGCATACAGGTTTGCACCTGAATCCTTCGTACTCGTATCTGTTCAACGCTTGAAGAACTTTCTTCGACACAACTACGACAGACTAGAAAAAAGAAATTTTGCCCCCGATTCAGACAATCCGGCAAAGGGATTCCTCCTATTTCCCCATCACGTACAAGACCTACAAACAAACGAATTGTACGACTGACTGCTAGACTCTTTTTTGCGTAGAGAAATGGGAACGCAAGCCAACCCAATAAGGAGGCACTATGCACAAAATCATATTCACCGTTGGATTAGCCGCATCATTGGCACTAACACCAGCAACAGCACACGCTAAAAATGATAACAGCCACAAGGAATATCACGGGGTACTACCAGACGCTTACTACAATGCGCTTGGAACCTGTGAAACCGGACTGCCTGGCACGAACGAACCAAACTGGAACCACTCGACTCGCTCGTACACAGGTGGATTGGGGATTCATCGCTCAACTTTTCGCAGGTGGTCAAATCATTCATCTGCTAGACGTATGACCCCTCGTGAACAGGTCAGAGTGGCCGATGCGATAGCGTTCAAATCCCACATCGAACCAGATGGAACTAAAATTTGGAGAGTGGGTCCGTGGGGATGGGGTTGCTTGAAGGCACGTAAATCCATACAGCGATACATCTGCCAATCTCAACATAAACTCGTACAAAAATGGAAAAGGAACTGCTAATGGAAGCAAAAATATTAGTTGGGGATGTACGTTCCCGACTGGCAGAAATATCTGACAAGTCAGTACAATGCGTAGTTACTAGCCCACCCTATTGGGGGCTGCGTGACTATGGCCATGATGGTCAAATTGGTTTAGAACAAACACCAAAGGAATACGTGGCCGAGATGGTAACGGTGTTTCGTGAGGTGTGGCGTGTGTTGGCTGATGATGGTGTGTTGTGGCTCAACCTTGGTGACAGTTACACTGGCTTCGGTAACGGTAGGAACGGCGATGGGTTGAAGCCCAAAGACCTTGTTGGTATCCCTTGGCGTGTAGCGTTTGCACTTCAAGACGATGGTTGGTATCTACGGCAAGACATCATCTGGGCAAAGCCAAACCCGATGCCGGAATCGGTAACTGACAGATGCACAAAATCACACGAATACATATTTATGCTCACAAAAAATACTAAATACTATTTTGACAATCAAGCCATCAAAGAACCATCTGCAAATCTAGGAAAAACTAAAATCAAATTTGGGGGTACTAAATACGGTGATAGTGATGACCCAAAACACGCCACAAAATCTGGCAATGAATACACAGACACAGGATTACGTAACAAACGTGACGTGTGGACAATACCAGCGCGGCCATTCAAAGAAGCACACTTCGCAGTAATGCCCGAAGCCATAGTAGAACCCTGCATTTTAGCATCATCACGGCCAGCCGACATAGTGCTTGACCCATTTACAGGGTCTGGAACCGTAGCAGTAGTATCATTACGGCACAACCGTAACTTCATAGGAACAGAACTAAGCCCTGAATACGCCCAAATAGCGTTGAACAGAATAAAAGATGCAAACCCTCTAATAAATACAGTAACAGTAGATGCGCTTGACTAAGACACACCCAGGGTATACTCTGAACCCAATGAAGGGCATATCGCTACGACAAGAATGGCACTGCGCCAGATGCGGCATCACAGTAACCACCTACATATCGCTAAAAGCACCACCATCGCATCGCTGTCAAAAAGCTGCGAACCAAACCAAACACCTAACACCCTCGGAAGGGGAAACCAATGACAAGTAACAACATCACAATCCACGGCAAACTAGGCAAAGAACCAGACCTACGATTCACCAACGGAGGAATGGCCGTACTCGAATTCTCAGTAGCCACAACATCCGGCAAAGACGACAAAAAGAAAACCACCTGGTTCGAAGTCAAAGTATTCGGAAGTCTCGCAGAAAACGTAGCAAACACCCTCACCAAAGGCGACAACATCATTGTTGTAGGCCGTATGGAAACCGACGAATACACCAAGAAAGACGGCACAAAAGGCAAGTTCACTTCGCTAGTAGCTGACGAAGTAGGCGCATCGTGCCGTTGGAACGCGTGGGTCAAAGACCAAACAGGTCAAACAATGGCTAAGGTCGGCACAATTGGCAAGCCAATGCCAGTGTTAGCAGACGAAGAACCGTTCTAATATGACGTTCGATGAATGGGTGGCCTACGGCATACAACAAAACTGGTGTGGGCCACCCGTATGCGAAACCCACGACGGAATACCAATGTCCGCAGCAGAAGAAACAGATATGTACGACAACGGCGACGACGTGTGCATCCACATAGTCCGTCTATACCCCGCACCAGAACATCGACTAATGGTCGAAGACAATCATTCACCATCACAATGGCGCAATGACTACGGCGTATGAACTCTGGCCCTACACAAGTGCCGACCCATTCTGTACGCACTGCGGCACCGTAGCCCGCGCACTAACAGTTTGGCCACAAAAAATACACGACACCTGCCCCTGTATCTGCCACCAAAACAAAACAACCATTGCTATAGCAGCAGCACCAAAACGAAAAGGCAAAACCAAACGTGGGTAGCGAAACTAAATGGCAAGACAAAGCAAAATGTATAGGCAAACCAACCGACTACTTTTTCCCACCCGACGGTGCCGCCACAAAAGAAGACACGCTATACCTATACGGCAAAGCATTATGTTGTTCGTGTCCGGTGCAGCAACAATGCCTCGATTACGCAATGAGCTGTGAACAAGGGGAACGCTGGCGATACGGCCTATGGGGTGGCAAAACGCCACACGAACGATGGATACACCAGCAATACTGGGTAAGCCGCCAAAAACAGTAGCCCTATCTCAACCGTAGGAAGGGGATACAACGGGAAATAGGGCTACCAACTACAACGGTATCACACGTATAGCGGCGTACCGTGGGTAGTAAATGTCAAGCAAAAACTGTTGCGCCGTAAGTAACGCGACGCGTTCCGTAGTAAATGTTAGGGCGTAGGCCGCATCTCGATGCCAATGGTCGCGGTCCGTGCCTCGCCAGTATCGCACGACAGTGTTAGTCACGTCGGATAGTTCGACTATCGCCCATCGTTCAGGGGTAAGGGGTGGGGTGTATGGGGTGACAGACCGTAATGCCCGACGAAAGGAATACCATCGTCGGGCATCACGTGTCACGCCTTCGGCCAGCACCCGCCAAGCGGGGGTGGTCACAAGAGTGGCGGCCAGGTAGCAAGTAGGTGCGCCACTTGCGATTCGATTATCTCGCCACCGTGCAGCACGGCGGGGGTAATCTCGCATAGTTCTGCTAGGTCCGTGTCTACGCCCACTAGGAATCGTTCACAGAACGCTTTGGGGTCGCTATTGTCGGTGCCGTGGGTGGTGGTGAACATAAAGGTTCCGATGGTGTCACCATCGCGGAACATAGTTAGTTCATAAAGTTTGTTTATTACGTGGTTCATTATTCGCCCCATACCTTCCCGCACGACGCGCACGACGCTGGCGCAAGAGTATCTTGGCACCCATTCCACCCGTCGTATTTGTTGCCAGTGTTCTCGGTCCACCTTTGGTGGCAAGTATCGGAACAGAACGTGACGATATCGACAATTTCGCCATTTATATCTGATACTAAGTGCGCGTGACAAGTCACGTAATCGGTGGAAGGCCACCCATAATCAGTAGTGTTTATTACGTGGGTCATACTGGTTCCCTCTTATTGTGCAGTTTTTCTCCCAAGTTTCTACCCATATCGTAGTAGTTGATAAGTGGCTCATCGAACGATGAAGTGATATCTACTTCCCATTCATTTAGTCCCATAATGAACGCTTGGATTTTCTTTCTCATAATGTTGCTCCATTATTGTTGTTTAGGCCCACTGAAACATCTGTCAAGAAAGAATCAGATATGGCAGCAATGGGTACGCCAATGTTCTTGGCCATCTCGATTAGTTGAGCGTCGTGGTCTATCTCTAAGAACGCGGCATAGGTGGCATTATCCATATGGCTAGTGTCAAGAATGAACGTGTCGGCAGCATCAGTGATAGTGCCATCAGTAGTATTTATGACGTATCTCATACTGTTGCCCCCATAAGTAGGTCACGCATAAACGCTGCCACGGCCTTACGAACGCCCTTGTCGGGGGTGTAATCCCACCCCCACGAACCGTCGTCGTATTGGATAGCCGACTGAGAACGTCGCCACCGGCAACGGTGGTTAGATACCACCCATACGGTGCTAGGGCGATGAGGTTCCCATTCGAGAATCCAATTACCCACGGTTCGGGTCTGTTTTAGTTCAGGGTTATAACCCATTAGTTTATTTCCTTTTCTCTTGTTTGTTCAGTGGTCATCAGTAGGTCTTTTAGGCCCGTAGGGAACCTAGTAGCTATCCCATTAGGTTCGATACGGAACGTGCCTTTTTTATAGGCAAGGTATTGACCCTCAATATCAGGGTTATCGATAAGTAGATACACGCTGCCAGTAATGGCACCATCGTGCTGCTCACGCCCTAACTGTAGGTTATAGCGTTGCCCCTTATAGATATAAGTGTTGCTTACGCCCGTAATGGAATGGCAATAGTCAAGCCATTCTCGATAGGTAGTATCCGCATCTAAGCGGCAAGAATATGACATTAGGTACCCTTTCAATGGTAGTTATTACGCCCGTAGGCGCGGTACGCGGGTCACGAATCGAACGTGACAAGGCCACCCCTGGCCCCGCGTGGCGCAACTAGCTTGCGCGTTGCGGCATCAGTACGCCGTGGAATTGCATACCCGTAACAACACTGTCCGCGGTCACGTGCATAGGCTTGCGCGGGTGGATATTTTCTATCTTGACTAGACCCGTATCGTGGCTACCTTTTTTAGCCTTGCCACTGATATGGCCCGCCGCCGTCACAAGGTCCGCCAGGTAAGGCGCGTGATAGTAAGCACCCGATTCTGTTTCAGGTAACGCCCCAAGAATAGAATCGCACGGGGCATAGTCAATATCCATCACGGGAACATTCATCGTTGCGCCTGCACCCGTAGCCACTACCTTGTCGCCGTAGTCATAATCCAATACGATGACCCCGCTACCCTTGCCGATGGCCTTAGCGGTACCAAGTAAGGCACCCACCAATTCTACGCCACCCACAAGAAAAATATCGTAAGAATCTATGTCTGTTTGCGGCACAATAATACGGTGCATACGGTAGCTATCTGTCGCGGTGAACCCGACGTATTCGCCCGTCGTAATGACCTGCACCGCGCACAAGTGAACCCGCACGGGGTCCGCCGATATTGCAGGCGCAATGGCCTTAGCAAGCGATACCGCTTGCGCGGTAGTAAGTGTAATTTTCATAGTGTTTCCCTTTTTTATTTTCTGCCCGCCACGGTGGTGGGCATAGTGGGTAGGCACGAATCGAACGTGCATCGCGGCCATACCGCCTACCCGATGACGGCTAATAAGCCGCCTGACGTGTGCGCCCCCATTGCTCTACCTTGTACGGGTCACACGTGATATACCCGCCGATAATGTCACCCGTTCCGCACGTCAATTTTGTGACCATCTCTAAGGCGTGACTGCCTGACCCCGCGCGAACCGTGAACGCCGTAAGGTATACGCTGCCCGCATCGGTCCGATACTGAATCTGCACTAGATATTGTTTCATCGTGGCCCCCGTTCTAGTTCTAGTTCTATCTCATATAAGCGGTAGCACTGTTTCAGGCCGCGCAACATAACCGCCATAAAAGGCACCGCCCACAAGATTAGGAACGGCCCGCCGTAAATGGTGATAGGTGGCAGCAACGATGGTGCCAACATAGCCGCGATTCCACCGCCGATAAGCTGCCACAAGGGGAACCGATACGCGCGCCGCCACTGTTGCGGGGTCATCACGTGCGGACTAGCCACGACACTAGGGTGCCGCGGTGAGATACGCCGCGTCACGATTCACCTACCTTGTTACACGCGCACGGGGTCGCGCCCGTGTACTTGCCGCGGTGCTCATCAGGGTCGATGCCTAATCCGACAAGATAGGCCCACACTAATTCGAGACATTCGCCATCGGTAAGGTCATCAGGTGCCGCGATAATCGCGGCGATTCGTTCTAGTTCCGCGCTCACGATTCCACCGTGCCCAGGTAGGTTCCCCAATTATCACCCGCGGCGGTATCGGTTACGGCGGGAACGTTCACCAACATTGCAACCCATTCGCCGCCGTCGGGCAACGTCACGCGCCGCGGGTCGCGGTATGAGGTGGCTAGGGCCTTGCAACCCCACCCGCCGCCATCGTGCGACAGTGGGCCGCTACGGTGCCACCATTCGCCCGCGGCAACTAGCTTGCCGCCATCGTTGCGGAATTGCGGCGTGCCTTTTCGATGGATGATATATCGCACCCCGCTAGCGGGGCCGTATTCAATAGCCATTAGTGGCCCCGCATCTCTACGCGGCGGGCATCATCTAGGGCAACCTTAGCGCGGTAGAGATAGCTCTGAATGTCGTAATAGGTAGCGGCGGCGGACCATTCCGCGCGCATCTCATCGAGACTAACGCCCGACGCGATAACCGCGGCCTCTACTAATTCCACCACTAACCGACGGCACCCCACTGGTAGCGGTTCCATATAGGCGCATTGGTCCCAACATACGAACCCGCGCGGCGTATCGGCGTGATGGCCGCGGGTGGATAGCTTTATATGGCCGCGAACAATATCGCCGCGCCAGGTGGCTACGTAATACGCCGTAAGTGGGTTATCGGTTCCGTCGCTGCGGTGGGTAGGGCCGACAGAATAGAACGCCACCGAGAGCCCCGCCTTAGGGGTATGGCTAACCGATTCTGTCGCCGTGTCGGGGTTCCCCGTGCACTCAATTCCTACGCCCAAGGCACGTGCTACCGCGTCATAAGTGGCGCGGGATGGCGTGCACGATTCGTGCGCGTCGTGGTAGGCCGACACAATATCCGCAAGCGCGGACACTGTTTCGGGGTGGATAATTGTTGTAGGCATTGCTGCCCCCTTTCTAGTTTCGCCCCTTGTGGGGTGGTGGGTAGTGAGACCGTGAATCTCGCGCCGCCGTTGCGGGCTACCCGATGGAATTGTGCCACACTTGCGGCACGTTGTCAAGCTTTATTTGGCCCCCGTGCGGCCCGTACCACCACAACGGAAACAACCGTCGTTATAGTAGCCATCTCGCCCGTCGTGTTTCCAATAGGCCCCGCTGCCATCGCACTTGGGGCAAGGCAGATAACCCAGGGCCGCGCGCGTTGCGTCATTCTCGCGGCGGCGGTCACGCCTGGCGCGACGTGTCATCAATTCATCACGAACCGCGCACGCCTCGACATATGACAAGGATTCCAACACGGCACCCGCGCCGCATACCTTGACAATGACGGCAGACAAGGACCGCACGCCCGCATCGGCAGCAAGGGCCACAAGGCCGCCCGATACCAATTCCGCCCGCAACAATTCCACGCGCGCCGATTCTGCCGCTAATTCCGCATCACGCGCCGCGCGGGTCTCATCGGCGTTATACACACCCAAGAACCGCCGCCACAGATAGCCACAACCGCGCGTAGCACCGCTAGCTATCGGGTGTGTCTCATAGAACGCGACGAACGCGCCGCGCATCATCTCATCATCAGGACATTCCCAGTCGGCGCACAGAACATCGCCGTAATCGTAGAGTCCCTGACGCGCGGCCACGGTACGCCCGCACCCCGCACACGTTCCGCGATACTTGTTTTCCATTATTGGCCCCCTAAGTATTCCGCGGCACCTTGCTGCACCAATTTTTTAGCAGCTGCCCAACTAACCGACCACGACACGCCACCGATGGCGCGGTTCGTTCTTTTGTCGAATCGGTAAGCGCGGTATTCCTGATTCTCAGAATCCCACACTAGGCCGATGCCTATATTCGCTGATGTTTCCAATGTCTGCCCCTTTCGCGGACCTGGCGCACCTATTGCGCCACTACACAACATATACCAACCGTGAAACACTTGTCAAGCTATTACGAATCCACGACCCCCACCCCAACGACGATGAGACACCCCACTATCGACGATGCACCCACGGCAGCAAGCACGCCCCCGCGGGCGCGCTAGAACGCCCCACACGGACCACCACAACGCCCGCACACGACGATTACCCCCCACCAACGATGCACCCCACCTGGCTAGGTGGTGGCCTTGCCTGATTACTTATGAACAGTCGGTGTCTGTTCGAGGGCTACTATCGGGGATTAGACGGTGACTGTTCGTGAACAGTCGGCGACTGTTGGCGGATTAGACCGTGACTGTTCGAGCGGCCTACCGTGTTTTGTTAGGCATACCTACCACCATATCTAGTATGTTAGGCAACCCTAACAACAACAACATCTTGTATGTTAGGCCAACCTAACACTCGATGATAGCCGCACCTAACACACTCTGACTGGGGGTCTGCCGAGGCTACGGGGGGGGGCTTATATGTATTACTGCTGACGTTGGTTTTCACTCTTTTGTGGTGTGCGGCGTTGGGTGTCTGTGGGTGGTTGGCGAAGGGGGGTGGTTTGGCCTGCTCGTTTCGGAGCAGAAGGCATAGGAGAAGATTTTGGTGGTCGATTTTTTTGTTGACCGGTAGAACTTTATGTTGTCGTGATGTCTTGATGTCGTGATGTCAACAACCCGAACGAATGTGAGGGGCGTTAGCTGCGAGCGTTAGTGAGCAGAACACGAGGGGTGTCTTTGGCTTCCCCCCACAGTTTAGATACCAGAATGATACCAAGGTCGCCGTAGCCAATTTTTTTTAGCCGACACCGGAATGTTGAATGAGATGACGTTCATTACGCTGCTTGAACCTCTAACGCAACAGGGGCTTTCTAATGTCTCGTATCGAGCTTGGTTGCAGGGTTCATCTACCCCAGTTCCCTGGTGTTCTTTGCCCCGTCACTTGCAATAGTGATACAGCCGTGGTTGCCTTGCCTGTCATCCCGACGGTAAGGGCTTGCTGTGTTGTGGTTTTAGTGTAGCAGATGAATCTGTTATTGTTTTGTTGTGGCTATGAAAAAGAATGTTTGGGATAAACCAAATCCAAAAAAGAAATCAACCCCTTTGACACCTGGGCAGAAAGCTATTGCTAAGGCTCGCGCAAAGAAGGCTGGTCGGCCTTATCCGAATCTTGTTGATAATATGGCTGCATCCCGAAACAAAGGAAAGAAATAATGCCAAACGTAGGAAAAAAGAAATTCCCATATACAGATGCCGGTATGAAAGACGCTAAGATGGCTGCTAAGAAGTCAGGCAAAAAAATGAAGATGGCTTCTAAAAAAGGAAAGAAATAATGGCTGCCAAAAAGAAAACACCACCGAAATCTCCAGCACCCAAAAGAATTGATGCTGCTGGTCGTAGTGGATTTGGTGCAGGAAAACCAAGACCTAAAGAATCTGACAGAATGGTTGAACGTAGTTCTAACGTGAGTGAATATATGTATGACGAATCAACACGCAAGAAAATGAATAGACCTACTTCTAATGTAACTAAAAAAGTTGTTCCTAAAAAGAAGAAGTAATGGCTATTGAATATCGTGGCGAAAAGTTCGCTGGATACAACAAACCAAAAAGAACCCCTAACGCATCTAAATCTCACGCTGTTCTAGCGAAAGATGGTGAGAAGGTGAAACTGATTCGTTTCGGTCAACAGGGTGTTCAGGGTTCTCCTGACGGGTCTGCACGTAACAAGGCGTTTAAAGCACGTCACGCTTCTAACATTGCTAAAGGTAAAATGTCTGCCGCATATTGGGCTAATAAAGTCAAATGGTAGACTAACTGTTGTAAAGGTTGAAGGGTATTTTTGTGAAACTATTACACGGCGATTGTCGAGAAATGTTGAAAGGGTTAGCTGATGCTTCGGTAGATAGTATTGTTACTGACCCTCCGTATGAACTTGGGTTTATGGGTAAGTCTTGGGATTCTTCTGGTGTTGCTTATGATGTAACTGTTTGGCAGGAGTGTTTTCGGGTGTTGAAACCTGGTGGTCATTTGTTGTCTTTTGGTGGTTCTCGTACTTATCATCGTATGGCTTGTGCTATTGAGGATGCTGGTTTTGAGATTCGTGACCAGATTATGTGGGTGTATGGTTCTGGGTTTCCTAAATCGTTGA